CCGCCGCGCGGTCAGCGCCGCGCCATCGGGGGTGGTGATCACCTCGCCCTCCGGCGTCACCACCACCACGTCGGGCGGCTCGGGCTGCAGCACGGCGGAGGTGGCGACCGTGTACGTCGTCTCCACCGCCGCAGCCCGTGGCCCTGTGCATTCCGCGCGGAATCGCCAGCGTGCGGGCACGCCCAGAACCAGGTCGGCGGTCCATTCGCCGGTACGCACGACGGTGAGTTGGTTCTGCGCATAGGCGGTCGGGACCGCCGAGCGCGGCGCCCGCGCCAGAACCCGAAGCCCCGTCACCGCCACCGGCAGCTTCGTCACCCCGTCGCGCGCGATCACACGCAGCCGCACGCCCTGGCCCTCGACCGATCCGGTCGCGCGCGCCGTGGGCAGCACGGTGATCTCAAGCGTGACGGTGGGGGTGGAACCACTCATCTCAGCTGCCGATCGCCATGAAGTTGCCGGTCATGGCAGTGGTGGCCTGCCGGCAGCTCAGCGACGCCGTGAAATTCGTGGCGTTGAAGCCGGCATTGGCTGCCTGTTCGTGCAGCTGTGCGCCGGTGACGTCATTGGCGGTGAGAGACACGCTCCAGCATGCGGTGGGGAAAGGTATCGGGAAGTTGGTCACGATCCCCGCGACCTCCGCGATACCAGTGCCGCCGAGTGTACCCGTGGTGCCGCCGAACGTCCCCCACTGGATGATCAGGCCCGATGGCAGCCGCTGCCAGCCGGACGTGGCCAGCAACGCGCCCCCGCTGCCGCCCAGGACCCGCCAGGCGGATACCCCGTCACTCACCAGCCGCAGGCGGTCCCCGACGCCGACCAGCCGCGTCGTCCCGCCCTCGATCGTGTCGGCGCCCGCGCGCTGGATCGTCAGCGTGTTCGCGCTGCTGTCGGTGCGCACCAGGTCGAAGCGGATGGGCACGCCATTGGCCGCGTTCGCCGCCGGCAGGGTGCGCGTGACGTTGCCGGCGGCGGCGGAGATGGAGACCACCCCGGCCTGGTCGGTGGTCAGCGCCCCGGTCGTTGTCAGCACGCTGGTGTTGGCCCCGGCCATGCGCCGGATGGCCTGGGAGATGGCGCTGTACGCCGTCTTCCCCGGCACGATCCCCACCGCATCCACGATGGCGCGGAGGCTCTCCTGCACCCGGTTCGCCCAGCTGCCGCGGATGGCGGTGGCGGGCACGCCGCCGCCAGGATTGCCCTCGGTGAAGTAGCCTTCCGTCCCCGCGGCTTCAGGGGCGGGAAGGCTGGCAGCGGCGGTCGGATCATCGACGCGGAACATGGCTCAGGCTCCGTAGGCAAAGAGGACGAGGGTGTGGGCGGGGCTTTGGCCGCGGACGGCGCATTCAAGGCGTTCGTCGCCCCAGCTCCGCAGGCTGTCGCCGATGCTGCTGCTGCCGACGCGCGCCACGCGGATCCCGCTGGCGGCCAGGCCCAGGCGCCAGGTCTGGCTCCAGGCATAGTTGTTGATGCTGTCGCCGATCCGGGCGCGGCCGACGCGCGCGATGGGGAACTCCTCCACCGTCGCGCCGGGGTAGCCCATGGTCGCGGCCAGGCCGATGAAGTAGGCGGCGGACTGGCCGCCCTGCCCGGTGATCCGGGCCAGCAGCGCGGCACGGCGTTCTTCCGTCGTCGCGGGCTGCACCAGGTCGCAATCGTCGGGCAGCCCGAACTCGGCTTCCCACTCCGCCAGCAGCTGCTGCGTCTTGCGCGGGTCGGCCTCGTCCAGCATTTCCCCGGCGCGGACTTCCACGCGCGCCAGCTCGGCCGCCGGCACGCTCAGCAGGGCCGCCAGCACGTCATCGCCATCACGCGGCAGCGCGGCGCCGGTCGGCAGCAGGGCTTGCAGCTGAGCCAGGTAATCGTCGCGCGTCATGCGAAGGTCACCGTGCCGAGGGTGGATATCTCGCCGGCGCTGCGCACCACATCGGCGGCGGGGGCTACCAACGTGTGCCAGACCTCGCCGGCGGCGGCCGAGATGGCGGCGGACATGCGGCTGATGCGCAGCGTCCCGCCTGGCTCGGCTTCGGCGATGAAGAAGGCGGCCAGCGCGGCCGTGACGGCGGCGCGGGTGGCGGCGGTATCCACGGAAAGGGTCAGGCTGACATTCACCGCCACGGCGGTTGGCGCGAACACCGTCACATCCGCCGTCACGGGCTTCAGCGCGTCGATCGCCGCCTGCACCGCGGCCACCAGCGGCGCGGACGGGATCGCGGCATCGGGGCCGAGGAACGCCACGCCCACCGTCCCGGCGCCGAGGTAGCGCGGGTAGACCCACACGCGGTCGACGCCGGCGACGGTCAGCGCCCAGGTCCGGTAATCCCCAGCCGCGCCGCCGGCCGGCGTGGTGCGCATCCGGTCCAGCAGCCTGGCGCGCAGTTCCGGGTCCTTCTCCTCATCCGCCCCCGCGCCGATGCCGCCGGTGGCGACCACGGCGGCGGACTGGATGCCCGGCGCCGGCGCGATCAAGGTCAGCGCCGTGGCCGCCACGGCATTGCCGACAGCGCCAACCCCGGCCGCCGTCACCGCGCCGGCGGCTGTGCCGCCCGCGCCGATCGTGACGTCAGCGTTCAGGACGTAGCGGGCATCATCCGCGCGGCGCATTTCGGCACCCGCGGGCAGTACCGCGCCGATGCTGCCAGCGAAGGTCACAGGGCCGGTGGCGAAGGTGGCGGCGCGGCGGGTGAAGCCGTACAGGCTGGCGCGGCGTTCCAGGAACTCCCGCTCCGCACTGTCGGCCAGGATCTGCTTCGCGGCCCAGGCCAGGTGGCCGTGCATCTCGTGGCTGGCGACGGCCACGGCGCGGACCATGATCTCCTCCAGGCTGCGACGGCGGCGGGCATCGGCGCCGGGCAGCGCGGCCTCGATCTCCGCCGCCATGCGGTCCCGGATTGCCTGTGGTGAGGGGCGGCTGAAGGGCATCTCAGGAGGTCCTCACGGCATAGCTGAAGGCTTCGGTTCCCCCAGCCGGCAGCGCGATCTGGATGGTCAGGGCCATGGTCCCGCGGGCGATCCACTCGGCCGTCACGGCCACGCTGGTGGCCAGGCCATCGGCGGTCAGCCAGGCCAGCGCCTCGGCCGCGTAGTCCTCCGCCAGGCGCAGCGTCTCCGGCAATTGGCTGGCGCGGGACAGTAGCCAGAGGCGCGACCCGATCCGGTCCGTCGTCGCCTCGCCCTGCCGCATCGCGATCGCATCGCCGATCCAGCCGCGTCGCGCGAACAGCGCGCCACCACCGTTGGCATCCGGCAGCGCGTCATCCGCATCGGCCTGGCGGTCCAGGAACAGGCTCAGCAGCACGGCGGTGGCCAGGCTGTCGTCATCGGCCAGCGCGCCGGTGGCGGTGCGAATCACATCCCCGCTTTGCGTGGCGGGGTTCCATCCCAGCGCGATCATGGCGTCGCCACCCCGCTGGTGCCGGCGCCGGGGTCGACGCCACCGTGGCGGTGGGTGCGCAGCGGGATGGTGCCGGCGGTGATCTCACCGGTCGCGGTGATGTCGCCAGCCACTTCGACGTCGCACTCGATCCGGAGCTTCTGCCCGGTGATGAGGATGGTGCCGTCCGCCTGCAGCCAGATGCGCTGGCCGGCGCGGGCGGAGTAGAGGCAGGTCTCCCCGTTCGCCAGGCCGGTCGGCCGGAAGCGGCTGTCATCCACGCCGATGGCGATCGGGTTGTCGCGCCCGCCGCCGACGCACACGATCACGACCTCGGCCCCCGGCAGCGGCATCGCGCTCAGGCCGAAGGGCTGCACGCGGTCCACCTGGTCCCGCGTTTCCTCGGCGTGCATCGTCACCTGCACGCGCTGCAGGCCGGCGCTGTCATCCGTGCCGCGCAGCACGCCGCGGCTGATGGCCAGCATCATCCGGCGGTGCAGCGGCGCCAGCAGGCGAGAGATGTCGGCCGGCGTCATCGGTTGCCGCGCTCCAGCGCTTCGATCTCGGCCGCGGTCAGGCGGCGGCCGTCCTGGAAGACGCCGCGCACCAGGCTGTTGCCGCCCCCGGGGCGGCCTTGCGTGCCGCCCTCGCCCTTCAGGGGCTCGACCTGCACGTCATAGGCATCGGGCAGCGTGACCTCGACCTCGGTCAGCGAACCGTCGCCGGGCGTCAGGGAATAGACGACGCCGCAGACCAGCAGCTGCTCCTGGACGCCGAGGTAGCGGTCCAGCACCGCCACCTTCGTGTTGGTGCGCCACAGCCGGCCGAAACTGCCGCGCCAGCCCGGCAGGGTGTAGGCGATGCGGGTGCCCTTGCCGGCGGCGTTCCGGCATTCCCAGGAAGCGCGGTCCTGGAAGCTCGGCCCCTCGCCGGCGGCCTCCGCAATCACCACGCGGGGGCGGCTGCGGCGGATGGCGGCATCGGTGGCCCGGCCCTGCGCGCGGGCCGTCATCACCGTGTTCGCGCCCTCCGCCACCACTGGCGCGGCAGGGTTCGCCACATCGAACAGCCCGCGGCCGAGGGACTGGCCTTCGCCCTGCCCGCGCACGATCACGTCGCTGAAGCGCTGGCTGTGGTCGAACACCGCGCGGCAGCGGCGGACATTCTCGCCCAGCTCGATCACCCCGGCGGCGGGGCCGGCCAGGCTGGCGCGGGTCAGGCGCAGCAGGCCGGTGCCATCGCCGGCCAGCAGCACGCCGCGCGCGCGGGCGGCGCGGTCCAGCGCCTCCCACGCCGTCTCCCCAGGCTGGATCGCGAAGCGCGGGAAGGGTGCCGTCTGCACCTCCGCCACCACGCGGATGCCACGGTCGCTGACCAAGC